TGCTGAACTCACGCGAGTCAAAACGAAGCGCAACAAGCGCAGAGTTTGGGTAGCTGAACTTTTCGTCGATAATTTCGGTAAAACTTTGAAAAATCGTAGTGCTGGCTCGTTTTTGACTGGTTTCGTCAGCGCTGACACGCACCATCCGAACTTGAACGTTAGTGCTGCTGCTCAACGTAATCATGTAGTCACGCTGATAGCGGTTGCTGCTTTTGCCGCTAATCGTGTCTGTAACTACGTCGTTAAAACCACCGCCGTCATATTGGATTTGAATCTTGATGTCAACAGTGTGACCAACAATGTCACCATCATCTTCTACCTTTTGAAGACTAGGGATAGTCAGCGTTACGCGAAGGCGATCAACGTCTGTTCCTAAAACATTTCGAGTAACGGAGGCGCTGTTGGTTACTTCAATGTTTACAGCTCTTTCGACTTGAGTTGATCCAAAATCACCAGGAATGTGGTTCTGCGCTTGAGTGCCATTGCGCGTAACAACGGTGTAGCCGGAAAAATTGTTGCTGCCGTCTGCGTTTTGAACTGGAGTGTTGTCAAGAAAAATACTTTTATTACCGTCGTCTAAGCCTTGGATCTCGCCTTCACTGACTAAATCCAGCACGTTGGCAAACTGGATCGACTGCAGAGTGTCATCTGCCTCGGTTGGCGTATGCGCTCCACCGCCACCTTTACCACCGCCGCCAGCGCCTTGAACGTACTTGGTTTGTGTCATACCTGTTTCTGATCAACGTCGAGACCGCTGGACAGCACCGCCGAACCAACGAACACCCGTCCATAGGCTATTGGCACAGGCAAGCCTTGCTTAGAGGTGTTGACCACATTGTTGAACACAAAAGATTCCAGCTTGGCCGCTTCTCGTCCACGCTCCAAACCCATGTCAGGCTGTGGTGAAATGGCTTGTGCAATGCCAGATAAAGTCAAATATGCGCCGACTTGGAATAAGGCAATAGAGCCAGTTGCAGTTGCTGCAGCTCCCGCTCCAATTCCCGTGGTCCCAAACGCTCCCGCGAATGCGCCTCCTGCGCCAAAAGACACCGCAGACAACGCAATTAGACCAATACCAGCAAGAATTTGGCCAGCACCACGGCCTGCACCAGCGACTACAGGTGTAATGCTAAAAACCTCACGATCGCTAAAAGGCACAAAAAGAGGCGAAATATCTTGTTCAGTTATTTTTTCCTTGCTGACCGTTACTCGATAACCAACACCATCTTTCTCACTGGCGATAAGCCACGTCTCTAGTCCTGGAAAGTTGACGCACAACGCCTTGATAGCTTGCGCTGGTGTCGCTACATCAAACTCAAACCGGCATTGACCAAGCCGTTTACGCAAAGCGCCATAGACCTTAACGACTTTCATGCCTCAAG